TTCTGCTCAGGGTGTTCTTCATCTCAAAACGTTGAAGTAGATTTGGTAGAAGACGTAGACGTCAAAAACTTGGATGACCCTTTTAATGACCGCCTATTTACCGTACAAGGTAAAGCTGGGGAAATTAATGTGTCCTTACCAAATGGGATTACTAGTAATAAGTTTTTAGATGCGGAAAATAAATCAGTTGCAGAAATGGTCACTGAAGTATTATCTGGCTGTATCCTTTCTATTAACGATGAGCCCTCTTTAGGGAGAGCTACTGCACTACAACTTGGTATTTCTGACCGTGAACTAGTAACGAATGAGATTTACCAAAGAACCCCAGGCCCACGCCTTGGGGAGGTGAAAAAGGCTTGCAAGGCATGTGACTCAGAGTTATCTTTGTCACTAAGTCTAGCTAGTTTATTTCGCTTACAATAAAGAAGATTATGTCAATTTACTGGACCAGTACGAATTACTAACCCGCATATTTAAATGGACTCTGAGTGATATTCGTTCACTATCTTTTAGGGAACGCTCTAATTGGATTGAACGTTCTGTACGCAAGATTAGGAGTTTGTAATGGCTGGTGACTTAGCTACCACGTTATCTACTGCTGCACAAGATTCGGCTACCCTTGCCCGAAATATGGAGGCAGCCGCTAACTCTGCGCAAGCTTTAGTAGTTAGTGTGGGTGGGGCTAACTTTAGCGGTAATCCAGGTAATACTGTTGTAGCAAATCATACTACTAGTAGTAGCCAGACAGCTAATAATAATGGTGGGGGCAACGGAGGTAGTCGTTCTGGCGGTGGTGGGGGTAAACCGTTTGATACGTTTACCGCACCTATGGGTACTGCTCAAAGTGTAGAGATGACTGGTAAGGGTGGAATAGGTAAGTACCTTGCTGCTGGCCTTGCTGGCGTAGAAACCATAGGGGCGTTCCTGCCCACTATTCAAGAAACAGTTACAGCTCAGTCTTTAGGTGAGCGCATTAGATTTTTTGGAAACGCAAGTGTATATGGTGGATTTTCTACAGGGCCTCAGGGGAATCAAACAAACAAAGCGGCTTATGATGTAATGCGTAGGGCTTCCCTTGCAGGAAGCGCTACCTCTCCGCTTGATGCGGCTAATGCCATTAATTCTGGGCTAAGCGCAGGTCTTCTCCCAGCATTAGCTAACTATGGTGTTGGACCTAAACCTGGTGTAGGTATTCTTGGTGGAGCTGCTTTAGCATCTAACCTTGTGGGTGGTATTGGTCTTACTGGTGGTATGCAAGCAATGGCATCACTAAATCAAGCCCAAAGTGTCAACATGCTTAAAATGATTGGTGTTGACGTCCGTAACTCTTCTGGCACTGGTATGAATGACCTACCTAGTATTATTAATAAAGTATACGAAATGCTAAAGCAATCAGCTGGACATAATCCTACAGCCCAAGACATTGCTATCTCTATGCAGCCAGGTAACGCTTTGGATAGCCTTCTAAACCAATATTTTGGTGGAGACTCTGCGCTTAAAGATGTGGTTCTATCTGGTTTAATGCAACAAGCAAAATCTGGTGGAGCTTCTTTATACGAGTCTGGGGCTAAAGATAAACTTCAAAAAACTGGAGCGCTTACTGGAGCTATCTCTTCTGCAGGATACCGAAACACTTCAGAACTTCAAATGATTCAACAATACGCTAAAACTACAACATCCACATCAGTAAAAATGAATACGGCTCTTCAAAGTATATATGGCTATTTAGGTAACCATTCTGGGAGAGGGCTTCTAAACGATATTGCAATGGTTAACACAGGTATTGGTGCTTTTGCTGCAGCTCGTGGTGGTGCTGGTGCTGTTGCAATGAACAACATGTTAGATATGGTAAGTAGTGGTTTTGATAAGTCAGGAAAAATAGGTTCTGGTTTAACTAAAGCATTTACCTCTAAAGCTGGAATGATTGGGTTAGCTGGAGCTGGGCTTGCTGCAGCAGGGGTTACTGATTATGCGGCTAGTGAGCTAAGGGAAAATGAAATAGGTCTTGGGGCTACTCCTTGGGACCCAACAGGTTATTCTGGTGCCCCTGTAGCAAAAACATCTCAGCAAGGACAAGTATTCACTGGAGCTGTAACTATTAACGTTACGGCTCCTCCAGGAACTGACGCAGGTACTTTTGGCGCAGCTATTAAAGAAGCATTAAGGAATACCTAATGGCTGCTGTAAAATTTAAGATTACTAGCGTTACTGTAGAAAGTGTACGATTTCAATTATCTACACTAAAAGTAACATACACTAATTACACTCTTCCCGCTGGTACTGGAAACACTACTTTACAGTACAGCACAAACGGTGGTTCAACTTGGCTTGCAATAGCTAACAGTGGTAACACAGTATACATAGCAAACTTAGCGCCTGGAAAAACCTATAATATCCAACTTAGAGTAACCAACTGGAAAGATACTGTTGCAATATCTGATTCAGTAAAAATAAAATTAGACAGAGAAGGAAAAGGAGAATACTTACCTCCTGCAAATAATACTTCTGGTAGCTCTGGTAGCTCTGGCGGCTCTGGTGATGGAAGTAAAGTATCAAAATATCTACCTACGGGAACAGGCCAACAACCTACAGATAATAACGGAAACGTTTCTCCTAAAAGCCCACTTGGTCTTCATGGGTATCAATGGAATTTGCCCCCACATCAATGGAGCATGCCTATAGAGCCTTCTCGTGACCCATTGGTAGTAAACTCTGAAAAGCTTATTGAAGGGTCATCCCATAAGTTTCGTCGTGGGCGTATCTACTGGTATTCCCGAGTAGATAGCTCTTACCTTACAAGTAAAACTTATAATAGCGGTTCGGATAATAAAGACCCACGCTATGGGTTCCAATTCTTGTGGAATCCTAGCCAGATTGAAACACAAGTTGCGATGAACCTTAGCGTAACTCCATCATTTGCTGATAAGTTTGTTTCTGTAGCTGGAGCTTTTCCTAGTGGCGAGTACTTGTCTTTTACCCTACGCATTGATAGAACCAACGATTTTGCTTGTATTAAATCAATCCCTAAGGGGTCTTCACCTCAAAAGTACCCGAATGATGTGACTACATATGACTTGCTAGCAAGGTTCTATGCAAAATCTTCTTTCTACTCCGCAGCACATAGTCTAGACGCAGACTTTAGTAAGACGTTTACTAAAAAAATTAAAGACTTACAAAAGTATGGAACTCTTGCAGATATTGAATACTTGTATAAAGCTATTAATGGTCCAGGCTGGGTAAATCAAGCGACTGGTCGCAAGAGCTCAGATATCGGTTTCTTGAGCCCTACATTGCTTCGTGTAGATATTGGCCCACTAAGCTACTTAGGGTATGTAAATAGTATGGCCATTAGTCATATATCTTTTTCTAAAAACATGGTTCCTATGATTTCAGAAGTTTCTATTCAGTTTAACTTAATGGCTACGGCTGGATTGGCGACAAAGTAATGCCTATTTCTAATACCTCACGATATGCAGAATCTACTGTGGACTACTTTAGCAAAAAGGAAAATAGTGAAGTACTTCCTATTGTTTTGTATAAGTTTGATAGCCTAACTTCTATATCGTATACAGTTCACACGTATACCTCTGGAGAAACCTTTCATGGGCTGTCTCAACAATACTTCCAAAACCCAGCTTTGTGGTGGGCTATTGCAGAGTATAACCCAGAAATAACCGATTTGTTTGATGTTGCTCCTGGAACCCTTATAAGGATACCTAATGTTTAATTACATATCTTTAAAGTTTCCGTCATCACAAAACCCCCCCAAAAGAATTACGTCCTTTGTTTTACACCAAGATAGGTACGCCCATGAACTAGCTACTGTAAAGCTTAGGGATTGGGATGTACAGTACTCTAATATAAAGCCTGGGGACCCTGTTGAATGCGTCCTTCGTGGGGTAGATGGCACTCAAGATTTTGTAGGGTACATACACAGCATTCGCCCACACGTAACACCTAAAACTAGGGAAACAGAAATTGATATTATTGGTGCTTCATATACTATGAAACAACCAAAACAAAGAGTGTTTGAAAATACAACCGCAGATAAAGTAGTTAAACAAATTGCTGCTGAACATAATTTTGCTATTGACTTTGAGCCTCATCCTCGTGTGTACTCTCAGATTGTTCAGCCAGGTATTAGCGATTTTCAATTTATTTCTCGTTTAGCTCAACAGTGTGGATATACATTTAGGGTAGAGAATACAACTATTCATTTTAAGAAGTTAATAACAGATTTTCATAGTTACAAGGGAACATGTCAAAATTTTGTTATGCGTCAAACAGGTGACCCAAAAGGCCACACAATTTATTCATTTAACTTAACGTTAGGTGAAAGTATTAAATATTTTGATGCCCAAAAGTCCGCTGTTCAGATTGGTGGCGTTGACCCACAAACAGCTACAGCAACAATTTTAACAAATCAAATTCGTCCAACTACTATTAATACGGAAGCCGTTACAGAATTTTTTGATAACTACAAAACAGATGTGGTAGCCCCATCAGCAACTGATGTAGAGTATGAAGCAAAAGCAGCCGATGACAGAAACCGATTATCTTACCGAGCTCAAATTGAAGTTATAGGTACACCAAATATTTGTCCAGACCAACCTGTTTATCTAACGGGTTTAGGACCAGACTATTCTGGGTACTGGGTAGTAGTAGCTGCTCAACATCATATTGTAGAAACCTCACAAAATACTTTTAAATACACTACAAAACTATTAATTGGTTCTGACTCTTTGGGTTCGGCAAACCCACTAAGCCCAAACTTTGTGGCTGCACCAAGTCCAATTAAAACACGAAAACTTGTAGCTGGAAAAAAGAATAATACTGCGTCCAAAAAATCACATCTTAGAAGAGGTTCCAGTAAGCATAATAATCCTGGGTTTAGTCAAGTAACAAAACGACCTAAGTTAGTTAAAGCCTCGCGCAACACGTCATCTACTTGGGTTAACCCAAACCCTCACTCTAATGACACCCAACTCCATAAAGTGACAATTAAAACTCTTGCAGTACAAAATAGACTTAAAGCTATGGGAGTGCTAGATGTATAGTGATATTTTTACTGGTGATATTCAGGATAAAAGATTTTTTGGTATTTACCGTGGAGTTGTAGTTAGTAATGATGACCCAGATAATTTGGGAAGAATTAAAATGCAAATACCGCAAATCCTTGGGTCTGCAGTAACAGGTTGGTCTTGGCCTATTATTGGCGTACCTGTACATAAAAATACTCCATATGGGTCTTTTTACGACACTACTACATCTGTATCAAGTATGACAACTGAAAAGGTTATTGCATTAGGTACTACAGCAGAATCTTCTGGCATATCCATAGTTGACGGAACTAAGATGACCTTTAAGTACGCTGGCGTTTACAACATTCAGTTCTCTGCCCAAGTATACCAGTCCGCTAATGGTACTCCTGAAATTAACTTTTGGATTAAAAAGAATGGTACTAGCGTAGAAGCAACCACTGGTCAGGTAGATTTATCTAATCAAAATCATTATGCTTTGCCAGCTTGGAACTATGTAATTAAATTAAATGCTGGTGATTACATTCAGTTTTGGTGGAACTCTTCCTCCCCTGCGTCTTTAGTTACTACAGCAGCGGGAACATATGCCCCCGCTGCTCCAGCGATGATTGCTACCGCCACTCTTGTTGGTGGCTATGTTCCACAACCTGGAGATGGTTGCTGGGTAATGTTTGAGGGCGGGGACCCTAATTTTCCACTATGGCTAGGAGCGTTCTAAATGGCTAACTACACACAAGCTAATAATAGCTACATTATTGATTACCCTTTTTCTTTTGATTCTCAAGGAAAGGTAAGCGTTATTAAAGAATCTAATAATAAAATCTGGAAAAATAAGATTTTATCTTTAGTTTCTACAGGAACTCTAGAACGAGTTTGGTATTCTGATTATGGAATTAACCTAAGTTCTTTGCTTTTTGAGCCTTCTCAATCCGTTATTGAAGAGGCTGTTAGAGGTATTAATGAGATGTTTATCTCTTGGTTACCTGAGTTAGAGCTTGACGACGTTATACCTGGTTACGATGCACTTAATGGGTACCTAGTAATCAACGTCAAATACTCCTTACCCTCGGGTAAGAAAGACTCTGTTAAAATAGATACTTCGTCACTTTCTGTGGCTGGAGAAAAGATTGAAGGTATGTAATGGCTGACAGTATGTATATCCCGCAAATGGATTACACTTCACGAGACTATACGACTATCCGAGATGACCTTATTTCTCTGATTAGTAACTTTGCTCCGCAGTGGACTTCACGTGATTCTAGCGACTTTGGTATTGTATTAATTGAATTGTTCTCTTACCTTGGTGACCTTCTTAATTATCAGATTGACCGAGCCGCTAATGAGTCTTTTATTGATACCGCTACACAAAGAGAAACAGTTTTGCGCTTAGCTTCACTTCTTGGCTACACACCAAATGGAATTACGGCCGCCACTGGAACTGTAAAAATAACTAATAGTAGCGCAAGTTCTGTTACCGTTCCAGCTAATACTCCTGTTAGCACAGTTTCTGATGGAGACACTCCATCTATTGCGTTTACTACAAACAACGCTATTACAGTTACTGCAAGCAATAGTGCATTTGTAACGGTTACGCAAGGAAAGATTGCGCCATCAACGGCTATCGGTATTTCAGACGGAACAGCTAATCAATCACTTCCTCTTCCAGATACTGGAGTGTTTAACGATTCAAGTTTAGTTGTTAGTGTAGGTAATCTTACATATAGTTTAGTTTCATCTTTAATTGATTATGGTTCAGATGACCCTGTGTATGCTGTTTATACTAACGCTGACGGGATAACTTATATTAATTTTGGTGATGGTGTATCTGGTCGTATTCCACCAAATGGACAAATTATTTCTGCTATTTACCGATACACCGAAACAGCAGCTTCTTTAGGTAACGTTGGAAGCGGTACAGTAACGGTTATAGATACTGCTGGATTGTCTACCTCTTTACTGAAAGTAACTAATACAACAGAAATTACAGGCGGAGCTGACTCAGAATCCACTAACTCTATTAGGATTAACGCACCTAAACAATTGCGCTCTTTAAACCGAGCTGTTTCAGCAGAAGATTACGCTAATCTTGCTTTAAACGTGGACAGTGTGGCTAAAGCCAAAGCTATTGCAACTTCTTTTGCTTCAATCGCGCTATACCTTGCAGCTAACGGTGGTGGAAAAACATCCAGCACAGTTAAAGGTAAAGTATCTACGTACTTTACAGGAAAAATGCCTCCTGGCACAACCTTAAACATTTATGACGCTGTATCGGTGTACCCTTATCTTAATGCGGTAGTAGCTGTACTTCCTCAATATAACGCAGATAACGTAAGCCTATCCGTTAAAGAGGCATTAGCTGCACTTTTTGATTTTGATAATGTAACATTTAATGACTTTATTTCTGAGGGTGATGTGTACTCAGCTATTAGAGGAGTTGAGGGAGTCTCTTACGTAACTATTAATGATTACGAAAAGCTTTCGGTAAACGTAAACCAAACTAGTGGGCTATACTCTCAAACAGGAAGTGTATCAGCCTCTACGACTTCAAGCACGTCTGTAATTATTACTGCTGGTACTTGTGGAATTATGACAAACGCCATTATTACAAAGGTAGGAGATTCTACGACTCATGCTGCTGTAGGTAAAACAATTACGTCGGTAACATATAACGGTTCAGCTAACACTAATACATTAACATTGAGCGCGGCGTGTACGTTTGCTGCTAATGACGTTATTACTGTTGCAGGTAATGCTGGTATTACAGCTGGGTCAAGAGATTTAACCTGCGGAATTAATGAAATTCCAATGTACAACTCAGACTACTTCACCATTACTACCACTGGTGGTGCATCTTAATGACAAATTTGCCCGTTGTAGACGCAGTAGATAAAGTAAAGATTACGGCTAAACCAACAAACTATGGGATTACTCACGTTAGTTGGTCAGAGCTTCCATCAACACTTAATTGGCTTAACTTATATTTAGTAAGAAGCACTACAGGATACCCTCAATCACCAAGTGATGGAGTACAAATATATAGTACTGCAACAAATGATGTTATCTTTAATGTTACTGCTATTACTGCTAGTAGTGGTGGAGCTATTTCTACGGTTAGTGTTGACTACGCTGGCATTTCTGCAACTAGCACTTGTCCATCAGGAACTAAAGCTAATGCAATTCAAATGTTGTCTACAAGTAATGTTAAGTCAAGCAGAGGTCAAGGAGCAACTTTACATAACAACACTGCTGGTGGAAGCTTTACTATAGATTCTTCTGGCTCTGGTTTTTCTGTAAACGATAAAATTAAAATTTCACAAAGTTCTTTTACAGATGGAGTTTCTTCTACTACCCAGCTTGGGGTAAAAAATGTTTATCACATCTATGACAATGGTTCTAGCGTAGCTTCTGAAACTAATGAAGGATACCAACAGCTTGGGGCAGATTTAGGAGCCTCTAAATACTACTACTCATTATTTGTTTCATACTATGACACTAATAATGGAGTCGCCTCTACCCCATCTATGTCTAATTATAAGTACCTAAAATGGAAAAAAATTGGCGAATCATCTTCCGATGTGGTGCATACTAATCGTGCTACAGACGCTAATGGGGCTGTTCTTGTAAAGGGCACAAAAGATATTATCTTTGAGCATCTACCTATTTTTTATACAAAAAAGTTAGACGGAACCTTTAATCAAGACTTAGATGATTTTATTAGTCTATTTGCGTTTAATATGGATTTATATATTCAAAAAAACAAAACTGTATTTAATGCAACTGATGTAAACGTTTCTGATGAGCTTCTTTTAGCTAGGGTGCTTAATCAGTTTGGTTCCCAATATTCTGGAACAAGTAATTTAACTCAAGCACGTGTGCTTGCAAAAAACATCATCAAAGCGTTTAAGCTAAATGGTTCTTCTATCGGTATCTCTAATTATCTTGAATCATATAGTGGTTACCCAATAAAAGCATTACCACCTAAGAATTTTTTGTTTGATTACAATACTTCTTCTTTTGTAGAGGGTACTGGTATGTGGTACCCAGACCCAGCGGCATCTAATTCCGCAGCGTATCTTCCAGCGGCTCAGGGGTATGCTTACTCTCTTGGTCCAAGCAATAATGCTGTTGCTAACATCGGTGTATTAGAAATAGGTACCGCAACTGGTGGGGCTTACCTAGCTACCAGTAATTATGTTGAGCCTTACAGTAATATTTTAGACCCTTATTACGCCTATGATGATGACCAAGGTACTCGTTTTAACTTGTTACTTACAAATTGTCAGGGAAGTGGAACACTTATTACTTGTGATGATACTTCTAAACTACTTCAAGGAGCAAAACTTACTATTGTATCTGGCCCTGGTAAATTTGCTCTTAATACCGTAGTAACAAAAGTAAATAGCCCAACAACATTTACTATAAACGTTGCTCCTGCTGTAGCGTTAAGCAACACTAGTGCTGAATCTATCGCTAATGTTTCAAAAATTGCCGTGGCTAATAACCTTACTTCTCCAATGATGAAAATTACACCGTCAACATCGCCAGCTACTGTAACGTTTTATTCAGGTGTACGAAAGTCAGTAACCACTCAAACTTACTCTGCTAAAGCTATTACTATTGGTGGAGGTACAACTACTCCTCTACGTCCATTTGTAGCTAAAGTTGGCGATTTTGTTACTGGACATTCTTCCATACCCGTAAACACATATATTACTAAGATATCCTCTAAGGTATTAACTTTATCTAACCCTCTAACAGCAGACTTACCAAGCGGAACTACTATTTACTTTACTAAGCCGACAAGCGTAACTCATAACTCTTCGTTGAATATTGAAGGAGGCTCAACAAATCTACGTTCTGATTCAGTAGTTGACTCGTATCCTGTTAGCCCTAACACTCCATATGGTTTTGTTATCCACTTTAATGCAAACGGTAATAACACAGTTGATACCGCGGCTAAGCTACAATGGTATGACGCATCAGGCACATTAATTAGTACAAGCTCTGCAACTGCTACTGCACCAACTAATACTGAGCCAGTAACTAATTATAATTTTAAAAACACTTGGTATCCATCTTTTGTGTGCGATGTAAGCCCATCAAATGCTGCATTTGTACAGCCTGTATTTTCTTTAACTAACGTAACTACTGGAAGTAGTGGTGGCTACTTTGCTGATGCCGCAATGTTAATTGCTCCAACAAGCATTGTTAAAGCGTCTAAAACAAGCGGAACTGTAACTATTACTACAAAAACTCCACATAACTTTTTAAGTGGAGAAAAAGTAGCGGTGTACACTTCTGATACTACTTCAAATAAATTTAATACCCCAACAGGTACTCCCGCAGAAATTACTGCGGTAAGTCAAAATGCTAAGAAAAAACTGTACACATTTAGTTATGTATTAGGTAGTGGAAGTGTTAGTGCAACAGACGTTACAGGATACTGTGCATCGCTTCCAGCTGTAGACATTACATACACAGCTGCGTATCCAGTTACAGCGGCTACTGGAAATGGTACTACAACGAGATACACATGCGCTAACCCAGGTACGCCAATATCTCCAGGTCTTGTTGGGCAAACAGCAACCGTGTATAACATCTCAAGGGCTACTGGTACTGGAACATATAGTGGAAGCTTTGCTATAGCTAATGCAAATGCTACCTATATTGATTTAACAAACAATGCTAACGGAACAGGGGCAGTTACTAGTTCTTCCATAATTGTTCTTCCTACAACTACAACAAGAAGCACTGTTTTTGAAGACGCAAGAGTTAATAGATTAGAAATTAAAGCTAACCGAGTAAACCTTTGCCCTAACCCAAATTTTGAATCATCTACTTTAGGATGGGGAAAATTACCAGTAGCAAGCGGAAGTGTTGTTAGAGATAGTTCTACGTACTACACATCAAGCCAATGTGGAAAAATAACTATTTCTGCTAATGCTGAGGCTAATACCGCGGGCATGGTATATTCAAGCGCTTCTACAGGTAATCCTGCGATTATGGTTAATGGGGCAAGTGGAAATAAAGTTATTAACGTTAATGGTAAAGAAGTAACAGTATCTGCAAGTAACTATTACTCTTTTAGTGCGTATGTTAAATCTACCGAAGCAGGAAGTTTTCAAGTACAGGTTAAATGGTTTGATAATACGGACACTCAAATAGGTTCTACTGTTACAGGCACAAACACCCCCATAGATGCAAATGAGTGGTTTAGAGTATCACTATCTCAAGCAGTTAATGGAGAGGTTGCTAAGGCTCCAGCGGGAGCTGTGTATGCGTACATGTATGTAATAAAGACTACGCTTACTGGTGTTTCTGATACCACTATGTATTTAGACTCTATACTAGTTGAAAAATCCCTCACTGTTAATTCATATTTTGACGGAGGATTTGATGGTTATAGTCACGAAACTACTAGAAACTCTATGTGGGAAAGCTCAGAAAACGGCTCTCAAAGCCATCTGTATAACAATCGCCTTACAGGACAAGCCTTTATTGATACTAGAGCAACGGATATGATTTACTATGGCTAATATTAAAAAAGTTAGTTTAGCATCAGCAGCAGCTTACTGTACATCTGCTGTACCATCAGCCTCTTCTCAATACTATGATAATGGGGCTAGTGCATACAAAATGCTTATTACTTATACAACTAGGGAAGAGCACAATTTTTTCCCAGGTGCTCGGGTAAACATTACAGGATTTTCTGTATCATCTAGTGCAGGCCCTACTACAGTCACAGCTAATTTTTGTAATGCAACTATTCATTCAGTAGTAGGACCAAAAACTTTCACTATTGTTAATGATGATTGGCCCTGGTCAACTACCGAAACATACACTTTTTCTGGTGCTGGGACAGCTTACCTTTGTAATGGAGCTTTAAGTAGTACAGATTTAATATATGCTTACCCTGAATTTGATGCTACTTAGTTTTTGTGTATAGTTGGTCTCCTAACGTCTAAGGAGACAAAATGACTGACGCAATTTTAGTTGTAGGTAGTGGGGTCACCAGTAGGGCTAATGTTGAAGCACTAATGGATGATTACTTCTATGCTAATCCAGAACTTAAAGTGTACCTTGCTATAGATGGCGAAGCCTCTCAAGGACAGGTGTGGTCTGCTCAATATGCGACCGATAAGGGTAAAACCACCATTGCCTTTATGACTCGTGGTTCAAGAATGATTGGGATACCTACAGCAACCCCTCGTACCGAATCTGAGTCACCTATTCTTGCTATCTGTGAAGCGGAAAAAGAACTTGTAGGGTTTGTTATTTGGAATGACGAAGACCCAGCATGCTTAGAGGCTCTGGAAATACTATCTAAATATGGAGTATCGGCGCTTGATTTGACTAATGGGCTTTTGGAAATAAAGCCTGTTGGGGAGATTGTTAAACCAGAACGTGTAGAAATCCCTAAAGCTGAACAATTTAATGAAGCAGAGTTAGATTCTAGGGAGCAGGAAACAGAGGTATCTCCCATAGAATTATCTGAAGAAGATGAAGAAGAGGTCTATGAAGACCCTTTGTACGAGGCTATTAATGTAGTTGCTGGAATCGTCGCAGGTATTTTTGCTGACGCTTTTGCTAAGCACCTACAAAAGGGCCTTAAGAAATGACCTCAGCGAGAGCTACAGGGGTTTTGGTGTCTTGTGTGTACCTAGGTATCAAACCTACTGTAGAGGCCGTACAAGACCATTTTAAGGATGGTGGGCGGCATATGTACTTATCTGCGCTAAAAGAATTAGAAATTCTTGGGTTTATTAGTCGTAAAAAAATACGCATTGGTAGCGACTTACGCACCGAATGTGCAGTTACCGAGAGCGCTATTCTGTATCTTGTGGGGTCTGGTTTTCCGATTCCCGAAAACCTAACTACAGTAGCCGACTCGGGAGTCGGATTATCAGACCTTCTTTTTAAGCAGAATAAGCTAAATGGCTATAATACTTTAAAGCTAGAAAGTAAAGAATACTCCGAAGATGAAAAACCTGACTACCAGAACGTATATTTAAACTTAAAGGAAAAGGAGACTGAAATGCCTTACGAGTTTTTTCAGAGTACTGTTACAGATGATGACCTTGGTGAGCGAGAGAGCACGTTAAAGCGAGCCAAAGAACGTTATGCGGCTCAGAATGTTGAAAAGCAAAAGAAGGGCATTATCCATCGGGATAGCATGCCAAAGCATTTGTGGACTTGCAGTGACGTGGCTTATGAGTTTGCTTACCGTGTAGAGTTCCATTGGAATATCCCACCATGGTCGGTAAAGGCTACTGATTTTATTAAGGCTATCGGGGGTATGCGTAAGCGTCTTGATACCGATGGTGAGGTTGAGTACGAAATGATTAACCTTTTTTGTGAGGCTATTGAGTGGGAAAAGTACAACAGCGGAGAGCATCTTTGGAAATTGTTTATTAAGCGAGCAGATGAATTTGCAAATAAGGCCAGAGCAACGCTAAGGTCTGACGAGGAGCTTGAAGAGGCTGTATCTCAGGCTAAGAAGTCACAGGAGTGGTTGTATGAGTAACATGAAACGTGAGTGGGAAGACGACGTTGAGCGGGATTACCGTCAGGCTGGTCTAACTAAAGAAACTATTGAACGCATAAGCAAGTGGATTGAGAACGCATCTAAGGAGAAGAATGATACCTCTAAGTGAATTGCCTGTACGAAGAAGTACATGGATTAGATTAGCTAATATCCCTAAGGCTCGTATTGGTTGGGAGTTTTCAGATTGTGTAGATATTACAGATGATGATATGTCCGCTTGTAAGGGTTGGGTTCGTGTAGTTAATGAGGGAAGGGTTATTAGGGCTGAGGGTTCCAGACATTGCGGTCGTGGGCTTCTTCTTGTTGGTAAGCCAGGTCAGGGTAAAACTGCTTTAGCTTTGACAATTATTCAAGAGATGCTTCGTACTTTTTCGTATGAGCCATTTGTAGTAAAGGAAGGAATGTCAATTGTTAAGCCTTGTTATTTTATTACTTTTAGCGACATTGTGGCTCTCAAAGGAAATCTTATCAATAACCACACAGACGACCAGGAGAGGCTCTTTCTTGGTATTCACGGTGAGTGTGATGATGATGCTTACAATGTTCGGGTTCTTGTTATTGATGATGTAGGTAAGGAGCATACTTCGGCCAGTGGATGGCAAAGTACTTTGCTTCATGATATTTTACGTTCGCGGTTTAACAATGGTCTTCCTACAATTGTTACTACAAACCTTCCTGTTAAGGCTTGGGAAGCAGAGTATGGTTCTGCAACTGGTTCGTTTATACACGAAGCTTTTGCCACAATTGAACTAGAATCTATTAGAGGAGACCTACGCCGATGAAGGAGACCTCAATGCAAGAGCCTAAGTTAATTCAAATCTTTTTAAGTAAGAGTGCAACTCCTGGTCCAGGTATTTATGAGGTTAGTATCACAGAAGATAAATCATTTGTCTGTAACTGCCCAGGATATGCTGCAAGAAAAACTTGTATGCATATTAAGTTTGTAAATAATAAAGTAAAGCAAAATGGTGGGTCGTACCCTTTACGGATTTCCACTAATTGCACAGATGCAGATGCTGATAAAGCTATGGAATCTAATGAAGCTTTCCGAGAATTCATGATTAAATTTGGAGAGATTGAGGTCTGCTAAGTATGTATAAGGGGGATATAAGTAACGCTGCTCCTAAAAGGGTACTAGTAAATGCTGACATTTTATTTATTAAAATGACTACAACGTACAAAAAATTTAGATTTTTTAAGGCTACTTCTGAGCACCTTGATTTTGATAGATTTTTATTAAACAAACTATTTTTGTACACTACTCGTGCTGAAGTTACGCTAGAGTTAATTTCTTTTGATTACAAAACAACAGAGTTAGAAGAAATATTTAATAAGATTGAACGCGCTGGAGTAAACCCTTTTAGGGATTTTAGTTACTACGCTTCACCAAAAAAACTGGCAGCAGATTTAGCGTTTAGGCCAGAGGTTATTGGAGTAATTGACCCAGAGCATCAGTTGATGTATGGTCGTTTAGGAATGGACTTTTAGGAGAATAAAATGAATTACGAAAACCGACTACTATCCCGAGCATTAAACGACAGAGATTTATCTCCTTTATTCAACCGTAATGTCAATGACTCTTGGTTCAGTATTGATGAAGATAAGCGGGTTTGGAAATTTGTCCATAGGCATTTTACTAACTACGGTGAGTGCCCTAGTGAAGCTGTAATCTTAGAGAATTTTCCATCATATAAATTTGAGGTTATCCCAGACACGATTGAGTTTTTAATTGATAAGGTCATTGAATCTCGTCGTGTCGCTATTATTAACAGCTCTCTTCGTGTAGCTATTGAACAGATTGAATTGAAGCAAGACCATGAGAACGCTGTTATGGAGTTTCAGAAAGGTATCACTAGGCTTTCTGAAGATGGTTTGGCCCCTGTAAGCGATATTGATATTACAGAAGATGCTGAGAAGCGCTGGGATGAGTACCTTGAGCGTAAGCATTTACCTAATGGTATGCGTGGGCTACCTACAGGTTTTGAGTCTATTGATAAAGTTACTAGTGGTTTTCAGCCAGGGCAATTGATTGTGGTAGTTGCCCCACCTAAGACTGGTAAGTCAACCCTACTTCTGCAGTGGGCACATAACGTACACCTACACGGAGCAGTCCCTGTGTTTCAGTCTTTTGAGATGAATAACAATGAGCAACTAAACCGATACGATGCTATGAGGGCACGTATCTCTCACCACCGCTTGACTACTGGAACCTTGACTAATGAAGAAGAGACTAGGTACCAAGCTAAACTTCGTAGTATGAAGCAAATGCGTCATAAGTTTTGGTTAACTGACGCTATCTCTAGCAACACCATCTCAGGTATTGCTAATAAGATTCAGGCATTACAGCCAGACATTATGTTTATTGATGGCGTTTACTTAATGACCGATGAACAATCAGGTGAGCATAATACTTCGTTGGCTTTGACGAACATCACTCGTAATTTAAAGCGCTTGGCTCAGCAGTACCAGATTCCAATTGTTATTTCTACACAGGTACTTACTTGGAAAACTAATAAAGGTAACGTAACTTTGGATTCTATTGGTTACTCTTCTTCATTTGGCCAGGATGCTGACGTAGCTTTCGGTCTACAGAAAGAAGATGAAAACGTAGACGACACTCGTTTACTAAAGATTCTTGCTGGTCGTAACACTAGTCCTATGGATGTTTCTCTTTACTGGGATTGGGCTACTGGTGACTTCCGTGAAATGAACGGTGATGACGTATGATAAACAAACTTTACGCTTTTATTTACAAGTGGGCTATGGGAGTCAAAGATGGGGAAGATGCCACACGTACTGGTATCTATTACTTTCAGGAGTGGGAATGACCGTAGAAGAGATGGAACGCTTGCTAGATGATTTAGGTATTGAGCACGTCAACTCTAGGGGTGATGAAGTTCAAGGGTACTGCCCTATGCATGTTCAACGTACTGGAAAAGAAGACCGCAATCCATCTTGGTATATTAACTCTGAGACTGGAGCACACATTTGTTTTTCTTGTGAGTATAGAGGCAACGTAGTTTCTTTAGTGTCTTCCATTCGTGATATTAGTTATGACGAAGCTTTGGATTGGTTATCTACTGGCGGTGATTTACTAGAAGCTTTTGAACGGGCTACTAATAAACCTAAGCAAGTTTTTGAAGACTTGGTATATATTTCTGAAGCTTCTTTGTCTGCTTTTATTGACCCACCTGCGCATGCTTTAAAAGCTCGTGGGCTGAGGTTGTCAGCGGCTCAACAGTATGGCCTTAAGTGGGATGCTCAAACTGATAGTTGGATTATCCCTATTCGTGACCCTAGTACATCTCAACTTCAGGGGTGGCAACTTAAAGCGTTTAGCGGTAGACACTTTAGGAACTACCCTGTTGGTGTCAAGAAATCTAATAGTTTATTTGGATACGAGCAGTACGCTGGCGGCGACATGATTGTTGTAGAATCTCCATTAGATGTAGTACGCCTTGCTTCTGTTGGGATTACTGGAGGAGTTGCTGTATATGGCGCTATTATTTCAGACGTACAGCTTAAATATTTGCTCAACGCTGATAGGCTTGTTTTTGCTTTAGACGCAGATGATGCAGGGAAAGCTTCTTCTATGAACGTGATACGATGTACAGAGTCTCATAATTTTGAGGCATGGTTTTTTGATTATTCAGGAACCCCAATGAAAGACGTTGGCGGAATGAGCAAGCAAGAAATCATTGATGGGATAGCTTCGGCTAAACATTCAATTAGATACGCTGTTAAAACTTAAGGAGAAATAATGGCATACCCAATGAAGAACCCACAGGTCACTTGTGCTTATGGAGTCAAGGGCCCCCAGTGGATGTCAGGTTGGCACCAGGGAGTAGATTTCGGAGCACCAGTCGGTACTCCTGTGTACGCAGTCGCTGATGGCGTTGTTACATCTGTAGGTAAGCAGGGACCAAACCTTGGTAAGTTCTCCCCAACTATCAAGCACAAGTTCCGTTTTAAGACTTACTACTGCACTTATGCGCATGTCCTCAAGTCTTACGTTAAGGCTGGCGACCTTGTAAAGATGGGTCAGCACATTGCCGACGTTGGTGTTGAAGGTAATAGCTCAGGCCCACACCTACACTTTGAAGCGCAGCCTACCCCATTCTGGCAAGTAGGCAAGGGTGTTAATCCTAAGTGGATTTTCCGCTACAAGGGTAAGACAGCTAAGTAGTATGTTTACGGGAACATTACTTCCCTATCAAGTAGATGCTGTTGACCGCATGTGCAGTCAACAAAAGATGCTAGTTGCCTATGACCTTGGTCTTGGAAAAACTGTTCTTACTATTGCTGCCATAGAGCGGTTGCAAGATGAGGATAAGATTGCAGGGCCAGGTCTAGTCATCTGTCTATCTAGTTTAAAGTATCAATGGGCAAACTCTATTACTAAATTTACTGATAATACTTCACGACCATTAGTAATTGATGGTACTCCTAAAAAACGACATGCTCAGTATGCTGAGGCTATGGACTGGGAAATGTCTGGCGTTGATTACATCATTATGAACTATGAACAGGTAGTTAACGATTGGGAACTTGTAAAGAAGCTGCCTAGGTCTTTTGTTGTTTTGGATGAGGCCACCGCTATTAAGTCGTTTAGGTCTAAGCGCTCTCGTCACGTTAAAAAACTAAGTAGTGCTGAGTATAAGTTTGCTCTTACTGGTACACCTATTGAAAACGGTAAGCCAGAAGAGTTGTATAGCATCATGCAGTTTGTAGACTCTAAGGTTCTTGGTCGCTTTGATATCTTTGACCAAGCTTTTATTGTAAGAAATACTTGGGGTGGTGTAGACCGCTATCGTAACCTTCCTACCTTGCATACCAAGATGAAGGAAGCCTCGGTGCGCAAGTCTCAGAAAGATGCTGACGTAGCCCCTTATCTTCCTGACTCTATTCATAAAGAGCCTTTGATTATTCCTTTTGATAGAAAAGCTGCAAAACTTTATTCTAAGATTACTAAAGATTTGTTGTTTGACTTAGATAATGCACAGTCTATGTTTGGGTCATCTTTTAGTGTCTTTGCACATTATGGGTACGAGCGCTCTAGTAATCCTTTAGCGGATGAGGTTCGTGGAGCTATTATGTCTAAGGTTCAAGCTCTTAAAATGCTTTGCTCACACCCAGACCTTATTAAAATTAGTAAAGAAAAGTATGTTAATGGCTCTGGTGAGGGGTCTATGTATGCTTACGAACTAGTAGAAGAAGGTTTTCTTGATGGTGTTGTGTCTAGCCCTAAGCTTGAAACTTTAATTGAATATGTAAATGATTTTCTAGACCAAAGGCCTGATAACAAATGTGTTATCTTTGCTTCTTATGTAGATATGGTAGATATTATTCAAGAGCGTATTGGAAAAGAACGCTCTAAAATTTATACTGGTAAGCTAGACGCAAAAACTAAAGAGGAGAATAAAATTGCTCTTAATACAGACCCTTCCTGCCGTGTCCTTATTAGCAGTGACGCTGGGGGTTACGGTGTGGACCTTCCTGCCGCTAATCTGCTGGTTAACTATG